TAATAGTTTACCCTTAGTCCAGCCTGCTTTGAAACCGCAGTTAAAACAGTGGTATTGAAATCCACCACTTGGATTCATGAGGATACCACCCCGTTTTCTAGTATCGGGTTTCTCTCCATTATGGTGACAGCATACCGCGTTGAATGAAATCCAACCGCTAGGAGTCTGCTTTCTTTTTGGAGGTAAGAATACTTGTAGTTCTGCGTCGATGACACTCATACTACTATTTTAGCATCGATACAGTAGCTTGTCTAGTGTTCCGGTGTAATCTGTCATGTCATTACGGCCAGGATACGCAACTGGGGTATCTGGTATGTAAGTTAGACGAGTGTAAGTCCATGCTCCTTGGAAATTAACATAGTCAATTCCAGTGAAATGGCTGTAATATCTGCTTTCGATATTTGAGAATGTGCTTGGATTCCCGCTTGGAGGCGGAGTGTTGTCCAAAGAACCTTGAGTGTATACCCAACCTGTATAATTGGTTAGATAATAGGCAAACGTATGGTATTCACCGTTTCCGTGAAATGCCGGGTTGGCATATAAGTTACCGCTATCCCAAATATATTGCCCTGCCCCTGGATCACGATTTAGATTTTTTTGGAAAGCTGTAATTGTTTGGCTAGGTTGTAGTGCTGGTAGTAGATCGTGCGCAATTTTTAGTGTGCCTGCCATGCCATAATAGGTGTTGGCAAACGCAGGGATATATGTACCGTCAGTGTCCTGCATCTTAATACCAAATTGATAGCTAGTGCTATCTAGCCCCCATGTATCGCTTTCGGTTAGATTTAAAATGGCTAGACCGCGTGTGCTTGTTGTTACTCCGTCGTCTAAGATATCGATGCTTTTCTGTACCATAACTCGTTGATCAATTGAGTTAAACATACTGAACACAAAGTTCTGCCCGCTGATGTTAACTGGCTTTTGATCGCTGTTTTTGAATTGTAGTTGGATCTTATTTTTAATCCCTTTTTGTACTGTTAGGTCGCGCTGGTACATAGTGTTGTGTATCCTCTGATTGTCGTCCAAATCTAATATAAGGTCATATGAATTTGGATATAAATAGACTGGTAATTTAAGCATACTAATATTTATTCAATGACCAACAAGGACGAATTTCAAGCAAATTTTCCATTTATAACCTGTATAAAAATAGGCGATAATGAATACATCGGTATTATCATTAATTTAGATGATAATGTTGTCAGCCTCTACAATTATGCTGATATACGCACCGAAGAAAGTAAACACACTTTCTTAGATCTAGGTGAAGTTTGGTGGTGGGAAAGTAATCGTAAAATTCCTATCAACATCTTCTTAAAGCAAGAAATGGCTGTTTTCAGACCTTACATTAAAACATTTAATAGTAAGGATGTTGAAGTAATTTTTGGACCAACTGTAAATTTAAGTGAAATTGCTGAGAAACGAGTCAAACGTAAATCTATTCAACTAATTCGCACACCTAAGCGAACTGTCCGCTAACACCTTCACAAACTAAATTCATCTGGACCACAATAGCATGAGCATACGCAATAGCATGACTTTTCTTAAAGTAGTAGGCGTCTTCTGTTTTAACCCAGATTTCATCCTCGATTGCTTGGAATCCTTTTTCGTTGACTATTGGAATGAGATGCTTCTTCCCCGGTCTCAGCAAGGCTAAGAACATAGCAAGTTCTTCGATATTTCTAGGTTTCACTTGTGCTATTAGATTGTGATAGCCATTAACATGAAATATCAAATCACAAAAATCTTTTTGTTCTAATAGGTCCCACAAGGGTTCTGTATTCATTAATTGAACAAGATGCTCTTCATCTCTAACCTTTTCGTAAATGTTAACATTTAGAAAATCGATCTTAAAATAACCTCTGTCTTCTGCTTCTTTGTAATCTATATTACTTAGACTAGTAATTGGGTTGTACGGAATAGGTTGACAATACACACCAGTATTGTGCTTCTTAAAAGTTCCATTTGTGTCCATTGCCGCAGGAACATGCTTGATGATATCAAGTACCTTTTTTCTATCAGCAAAGTCTATATCAATATCAGGCATCTGGTAGGTCTCCACTATTTGCCAGCGCCAACATTAAACTGTAGTATTCGTAGGCTTTCTTGACAGCAGGATATCGATCTCTTAGAATTTTTTCTTTTTCTTTCTGTTCCATTAGAGTTTCAAACATACCATAATGACCCTTTTCTTTCATGTTGTTGAAAACTTGAAATTCAAAGTCTGCTATTCTTTGTAGCTCAGTTTCGGCAATTTCAATAGTATATAAAGTTTCTGTTTCAAATGTTATAGGAACATTATCGATTTTATTATAATCGTCTTGATATTTAAACCATTGAACATTCATTTGTGTATGCTTGTACGCTCTCTTGCTAGAGTCTATTACATTAATACGATGCCGTTGACAAAATTCTTTTTTGTTATAATCAGTCAATTCCGGTCTCCTTACAAATTTCTTTAGCAAGTGAAGCATCGTCTTGTTGTTCTTTAAATTTCTTTACCCAATAAGGGATGTCGAATGCCGGAGCAATAATGTCTAATTGTTCATCATTAAATTTACTGACCATATCTTTTCCTGACTTGCTATTAAGTACAAGCCATGGACTAACTAGTCCGTTACGAATATCGTTAACCGCTCTGTTCAAATTCACATACAAGAAATAGTGTTGAAATTCTGCGTTGTTGGCATCCGCCCATTCCATCATGTGTTTAATGCTTCTTTGTATAGCACTCTCAGCGGGTTCTAATTTTAACATTTCAAACAGATAGTTGTCGTATAATTCATCACGACACCAATGATCTAATTTGATTCCAGATTTGATCACAAAATCTATAAACTTGTCGGGATACAACGGATTAACATTATTAACAAAACTACCAAATTTAACAAAAGCATTATAGTAAGGACTTTTACAAAATTCAGCGTATGACTTATCTTTTTTAGCACCTTGTGTAAGTTTAAAAAATCTGTTAAATGCCATAAACCCTGCCTGGACTCGCTTTTCGCTTTCCTGCATTGCCCTACGCTTAGGTTCACACATGTGAGCATACAGAGTTTTTTCTTTCATAAAACTCTTACCACAATGTACACAATTAAATGGTTGCTCTTCTAGCTTGATCATTACGCTGGCTCGTACGTAGCTTCAAAAATGTCAGGCTTACAGGCATAAAATTCACCTTGTACACCTTTAATAATCCAATCACCTTCTGTAGCAATGTGTTTAACAGTCAAGTGGACCCCATCCTCGAGTGTACCAATTTCTGCTTCACCTTTGGCAGTAGGATGGCGTTGTTTACTAAACTTGCCTAACGCATTACCGCAGAACTGTTGAAGCTCATAGATGCCACGTTCGCTATACTCAAATTGAATTGCTTCGATTACTACTGGTTTCTTTCTAAATTTCATTCGTACTCCTTACGTTGCTTTTTATCAAATCCCATCTTGTCAAACAGCTCATTAATATCATCCTTGCCCATTAGACTAGCCATAACTTTAATATCTTCTAGTTTCATAGCAGGATAAATTTCACACAGCAACTTTTCAATTTTGTTTGCTTTTTCTTTCTTACCTGCGGCTAGATATGGATGATACGCAGGCACACCAACACCAGTTACTGCAAATAGTTTCCACAACAATGCCTTGTGATTTTTGCTCAATTCCCAATGATTCTTGTTTACACATTCATTGGTCATTTCTAAAAAATGAGATTGAACATCGTAGTCGCCTTGAACGCTGGCTGTATATCTCATGAGAATAAACGGACTAAAAGATTTCTTTTCTTCTTCCGTTAGATTATCATAGAATTTGTAATCCTTTGTATCAACTGCCTTAAGTTCTCTCTTTATGTCTAGCATCGTGTTCCTTACTCAAATAGTATGCTGTCTTTGCCTGTTCAAGTAAAGACTTAATGGTTGGATTTGTTTCTGCTGCCATTCGTATCTCATGCCATAGCTGAGATTCTCTAGGAGTACTCATATAATTTTTGTGACTTAGTGGATCAAAGTTTGGATTATCTTTATCGTAATCCCAACCAACTACTTGCCTAGTACTAGGATCGGCACCGAATTCTCTAGCATAGACTACATTGTCTACTCGTTCATGTATGTAGGTAGCACCTGGCTTAAGACTTCCCATATTACCAGCACCTACTATAATCAACTAACTCGCTTTGTCTACTTACATCTTTGACAAAGAAAGCACACACAGGATTGGGATCAGCACTTAACGGTGTTGTTAGCAACTGTCCTGGTTTCATCTTAGGAAAATACCATTTAACATCTTGATACACATCGATGATATCAATTTCGTGGAATTCTGGTCGGAAACTGCTCAACGGATTAAAGCAGAATGTCTTAAATCCTCTGTCATTTAAACTTGTTAGAGGTAATACTTCCATGTCCGGGCCAGTAGGATCCCCAACAATAGTACACCAGTCTAATGGCATATTAATTGTATATGGACCTACTTTTAGAACAGCCGCGGGTGCTGTAAAACTTTCCAAGAAAATTAACGGAATAAAAAAGTAATCTGGATTGTTAGGATCACTATTGTCTAGTACGCTGAATCTTAGATCCTCGTCAATCTCGTCAGGTAGATCGTTCAAGTAGAACGCCTGATCTTCTAATGTTAAAATTTGCATTAATATTTTACCTTGTCTATTGTAAAAGGATATTTCGCCTCTTTGTAATATCGTTTTCTTTCTGTTAGATGTTTCTTCGCATATTTGCTTGACGCAGTTATATCCCAGACTTGGACGAAATCTTTGTCGTCGGCTTTCCTAATACCTCGCCCAATACTTTGTATAACCCTAGTAAAGCTCTTTCCGGACTCCAACATAACCAAATTAAAAATACGAGGGATATTAATACCCACAGCGGCCACACCGTAAGTCGCCACAATAATCTTGTTAGTAGATGTTTTAATTTCGTCATATTCTTCTTTACGGTCTTTAGTCTTTACTTCGCCACTAATAAACACAGAATCTTCGATGCTACTAGTTATTATACGCCCTGATTCAATTCTGTCAACCAATACGAGTGTATTCCCGCTTTCGGAGATAGTTTTAATTAAATTACTAACATATAACATCCTGTCCTCATTGGTAACAAGATATTTTAGTTCTTCTGGATAGCTACCAAATTCTTTCCATTCGGCTGTTTGAATAATATTAATTTTACAATTACTAAGTACACCTGCTTCTTGTAATTCATGTGCTTTAACTTGGTGAACAACTTCGCCAAGACCTGCTCGAATATTCTGAAAATCAATATCTTCCTTAGGTACAGTACCAGTCAATCCCCAACGAATTGAACAGTTAGCCAAATGATTAGTTAATAACTTTTTTAACACTTCGGCTTTGGCCATGTGTACTTCATCAACCATTACGGTCTGAACGCCGTCTAAAAAAACTGCTAAAGTTAACACATCATCATCGGTTGTAT